GGTTTCCATCCAGGCGATCCAATGGGAAGGGGCGGACGCCTTTTCTCATGCGGTGATTTTTGACCGATTGACCGGGCTGGTGGTCGATCCCGTATCCCCTGAATTTGGCAGACTGACGCGGGATACCTCCGCGATCCTGGAGGGCTGACGAATGCGAACCTTAACGAACGCTCTACCGCGATACGCTGGGCCTCTGGGCCTCGCTGGTCCCGATGACGAAGGCTCAGCCGCGCAAGGCGGAACCGGGGGAACCCATAGCGGGGCCGATGCCGCGCATGACCGGGAAGGAACGGAGCGGGACAGTTACGACTCCGAAGGCCGGGGAACCAAGGGGGGCGGGGGCCGGGGACGATCAGATGACAGAACCTATAACGCCGAGGCGGTGATCAATTCTCCCAGGTCGCTGGAACTGGACCTTGACCCGGAAAGAATTTCAATCCGGCAAGAAATTAAAAACTATGCGATGAAAACCGGCGAAGTGAAACCGGCGACACTGCCGGGAAAAATCATCGACACTCTCAGCGTACCCGTAAAGGGTGCCGTTATCGCTGCCAGTGGACCGTGGGCACCTGTGACCGGGGCGATTGTCGGCCAGTTGAGCGTGGGGCAGAAGGTATATTAAGCAATGAAAGCCAAGCCGATGGCGGTGCGATACCTTTAGGCAAAGAGGAACGCGATAGAATAGAACGTGAGATGCAAAGAAGCTACGGCATATTTGACGGGCAGAAGCGTAAGATAATTACCAATAGTTCTTTGAAGTGGCAGCCGATGACTTTTCCGATTAAAGACCTGATGCTATTGGAGTGCATAGAGAGCGATTTTCAAACAATATGCGCTGCTTACGGTGCTGACCGCGATATATTCCCAAGCACAAAGGGCGCAACATTCGAGAATAAAAACAACGGGGTTAAGTCAACTTACCAAAATACTATACAACCTCAAGCCGATGACCTTATGAGCATCTTAAATGCGGCTTTTGGTTTAGAAAAACAAGGGCTTTATTTAGTTGCTGATTATTCTTATTTGCCAGTGTTGCAAGAGGATGAACAGCAAAAGGAAGCAGCTAAGAAAACGAAAATAGAATACTTAGCAATGGCATTAAATGATGCTGTTATTGATGTGAATGAGTACAGAGCAGAGTTAGGACTTGAACCGAAAATGGATAGCGGTAAAGAAGAAATTATATCTGATAAATTATTAAACGCTCAACTTGCATTACGTGGAACGGTCGGAGGTGTTGAAGGATTGATAGGGTTAAATACAGCCGTATCGTTGGGGCAGTTGAACAGAGAAAGTGCGATTGCTATTCTTACGAATGTTTACGGCTTCGATGTAACGGTTGCCAATCAAATGATAACTAACACACCGATAACACCAACAGCGATATAGTAAAAAAAAAATTGCGAATAGTTTTTGTATTTATTTTTGAAAAGAAATGGAAGAAGCGAAAAAACATATACTAAGTGAAGTCGATAAGAAGTCGGCTCATTACTCAGTTAAAAGTGCTGATGCTAATATTTTAGATGTTAGCACATCGTCCCGTATCGTTACGGGCTTTTTCAATTCTTACAACTTCTTTGACTCAGATAAAGACGTGTTAATAATGGGTTCGGCTAAGAAGTCAATCGAAGAACGCGGTGTGAATAGTACAGCGGTTGCGAAGATTAAACACGCATTGAACCACGACCTAACAACCTTAGTAGGTAAGTTGCAAGTGCTTGAAGAAACCACAAAGAATGGAATTACTGGTATTTATTTTGAATCTAAGATTGCCAATACAACACTTGGCAATGATACTCTTATCAATTATAAAGAAGGTATATACGACAATCACTCAATCGGTTTCAAGTACAACCAGCTTTCATTAATAGAGTCGGAAAAGAATCCCGTTGCTTGGAATGAAGTAGTTAGCAAATTACTCAACCCTGAGGAAGCGGAAAAGTACGGGTATCTTTATTTAGTTAAAGAAATAAATTTATTCGAGGGCTCGACTGTTGCCTTTGGTGCAAATTCATTAACACCATTTTTGGGAGTTAAGAGCGGAAGTAAAGAATCAATGACCTTAGCACTTGTAAGTAAATTAAACCAGCTTGAATATACAGTTAAAAACGGAATGCAAAGCGACGAAATGCTAAGCACGTTTGAACTACAAATTAAACAATTCAAGCAAATATTAAAAGAGATTGAAGTAGCTGAAACCTTTGATAAGCCCACACTTTCACAAGTGCCGAGCGATGCGAAATCAAGCGAACCAGTGCAAAAATTCGACATAAATTCAATCATTAAAAATCTAAATTTCTAAAAAATGGAAGCACAAGACCAAAAAGCGTTAGTTGACGCAATCAACATTGAAGTTGGTAAAAAATTAGATGCAGCAAAGAGCGCATCACAAGATGAAATCACTTCATTAAAAGCCGAATTAGAGGCAGTTAAAGCAGCTAAAGAAGAATTGAAAAGCGAAGTGAATGGAGAGATTGTTAAATTGAAAGCAGCTAATGAGGCAGCCGTAGAGAAAACAGAGTCTTACAAATCACTTGCTGACTTATTCGTAGACGGTTACAGAGCAATCGTTAAAGAAAACGGTGCTAACATGAAGAAAAAAGGTTTTAGCGCTCAGATGAATGTTAAAGCTGCTGGTACTATGACCACTGCTAACATCGATGCTGTTGGTACTAACTCAATTCCTTATCAATTAGCTTCTTTTTCAACTGGCTTGGTAACAACTAAGAGAAGAAGACCTTTCATCATTGACCTTACTAACTTCGGAAGAACCGATAAAATGTATGTTCAATGGGCTGAGATGGCTAACAATGATCCTGGTACTGCTGGCATGACTGCGGAAGGTGCTGCTAAGACTCAAGAAGATTTCGACGTAAACGAAAAATCTGCGAAAGTAGAAAAAGTAACGGCTTACACTAAAGTATCAATGGAGATGTTAGATGATGTTGCTTTCATGGAAGCAGAGATTCGTAACAACTTGATTGAACTTATCGCATTGAAAGCTGATAGTGGTGTATTAAGCGGTAACGGTACTACTCCGAACTTGAATGGTATCATTACTCAAGCAACTACTTATGCTGCTGGTTCTTTTGCTGGTACTTTCGGTACTGCTGCTAATAACTTCGATGTATTGCGCACTGCAATCAACCAAGTTGAGGCTGCTAACTACTTACCTTCTGCAATCGTGTTACACCCGACAGATGCTACATTCATGGAATTGACTAAGGCAACTGATAATGGTTATGTTGCACCTTCATTATTCGTAGTTAACAACGGTGTTACTACTTTCGCTGGTATTCCAGTTATTAAAAACACTGGTATCACAGCGGGTACATTCTTACTTGGTGATTTCTCTCAAGTTAACGTGAGAATGAGACAAGATGCTACTATCTCAATGGGTCATGAGAATGATGATTTCACTAAAAACTTAATCACTATCCTTGCGGAAATGAGATTAGTTTGCTACGTGCCGTCTAACAGAGTTCTATCTTTGGTTACTGGTTCATTCGCAACTGCGAAAACAGCGTTAAACGCATAGTTAATAGGGTGAGGAATTAAAACACCTCACCCTTTAATTTTAAAACTATAAAAAATGGCTAAGAAAGTAAAAGAAGTAGAGGTTATCGAAGTTGCAGAAGTTGCTGCTATTGCTGGCAATGTATCAATTAAAATAATCAAAGATACTCAACACCTTAAAAAAGGTGAAGTGTATAAAGAAAGCGGTGATATTGCTTCGTTGTTAGTAGCGAAAGGTATTGCCGAAATAATCTAAAAAACACTTTTGTTTGTTTGTTTTGTTTGGAGGTGGGCGGTAAAAAACCCACCTTTTTTTTAAAGATAAATTTATAATTATGGCATCAATATTAGTTAAAACAACAGACTTCACTGGGCTTTATTACATCGCTCAAACAACATACACTACACCAATATTGCAAGCCTATATTGATGAGTTTGAAAAGACCTACATTCGTAAATTGTTAGGCTTAACGCTTGGCGATTTATTCATTGCAACGGTAGTAAATAACGTGCCCGTTGGTGCAAGATACCTTAATGTGTTTAATCCATTGGCAATTCAAGTAAGTGGCTTAAATAACGGTGTTAGTCTATTGCAAGAGTATTATACAGAGGGCAGAATATTCGAGAGTAGAGGGATGAAAGAAATATTGAAAGGCATTATTTATTGCTTATACGTACAAGGTACTCAGGCGCATCATTCACAGAGCGGTGTTGCTAAGTCTTTAGCCGATGTAGGTATAGTAATGACGGGAGAGAATGCAGCGCGTATGGGAGAGATTAGACACAATGGAATCATATCCGATTGGGAGGCGGTTCAATACTATATTCACGTGAACGCGGCAACATATCCTGAGTACGATGGCTTGCAATTACAACCTAAATACAGCGCGATATTATGATGTACAAAACAGATATAATAGATTACTTGAATAGCGTACTAACTGCGGTGAATAAGACCGTAACTATTACGGCAACAAGTAACCCAAGCGCGGGCGTTTATACCATTACCGTTGATGATGTTAAATGGATTCAACCAAGCATAGTGCTATCGATAGGGAATAATGATTACACCGTAAGTTCGATTTCGGGCTGTGTGATTACTCTAAGTGGTAGCGCTGCGATAGTTGTTACTTCATTCACTTTGCCAACGGTTTACTTTTTTCATGGGACGGTTAAAGAAACAAACATTACTTTAACTAAGCGCCAGTTCGATACACAGAAAACACCGCTTGTCTATTTGCTTGAAATATTTAGCGAAAGGTTCAATGAAGATGTTGACGAGTTCGATCGCGTTAGTGATTTGCGTTTATTCTTCCTTACTCATGCTAATTTTGAAGAGTGGGAGATTGACGAGTTTTACGCTAATAGCATCAAGCCTATGCAAAGATTGGTACAACACTTTATTGATACGCTTAACAAACAAGTGAGAGTTCAGCAGATAAGAGAATACGAATTAACTAACCTTTCTCGCTTCGGGGTGTACGTGAATAACAAAGGCTTTGAATCGACATTGTTTGAGGATAAATTAAGCGGTGTTGAGTTGAGAATATCGCTTGAATTAAGAAAGCCGACCGATTGCGGTGGGTATTGCTAACAAAAAAAATTGGCAATTATAAATTGAATTAAATTTGATGAATAATAATAACTTTTAAAATTTAAAATTATGGCAAATTGTTGCAGTCTTACAGTCGCAAATACAGGGTTTGGCTGTACCCCTATCATGGAAGTGGTAGAGAAATTCATCGAAGTATCGTACTTTAAAAACGATGGTACTATCAATGAAATTGATTTGACAGATACATTTAACTTAGCTTACTTTACCGCATTGGTAAATAACGCTGATGAAACTTTGCGTTGGTATCCATTGCCGTTCGTTAAGAACATGGTAGATGAGCGCGCAGATTCTGACTTTGAAACTTTTGATGACAAGACTAAAATTGAAAGACAAGTTGGTATTCGTTCAGTTAAAACAATGATTACTACTTTAGGAAATAACGCTGGTGCTGTTTCTCCTCAAATGGTTGGTAAGATAAACGATAAGAAATGTAAAGTTTCGGGCTTGTTTGGTATTACTAAATCAAAACAATTAGTAGGTGAAATGATTAATGATGGTTACTTGGCGCCAATTAGAATCGACAACGGTTCTATTTCTGCTAAATTAATCAAGACTGGCTCAGGTGCTACGACTCAAAAAATTGACTTAGCTTTTGATTGGCATTTAGATGTACAAGATGAGAGACTTCGTACATTGGAAGCAGACGAAATGAGCACAGATATTAGCTTGTTAAACGGCTTGTTAGATGTTACTTCAACATATTCTGCAATCGGTCAAACATCATTCAAAGCGACTTTAAAAACACAATACGGTTCATTCTTGAATCCCGTATTAGTTGAAGGCTTGGTTGCTGGTGATATGGCTCTTTACAATGTAACGGATAGTGCTTCGGTAACTATTACATCTATTGCTGAAAGTCCTGATGGAACGTATCAAATCAACTTTGCTTCGCAAACGGTTGCTGATGTGCTTCGTTTAACCATCACTAAAGACGGTTACAACTTTGCAGCAGTAACAGCTAACACAATTACGGTAGCATAAATTTAGGGGAGGGCTTCGGCTCTCCCTTTTTAAAACTAAAACAATGGCAGCAGAAAATGAATTCTTAAAAGTTGGTGGTGTAACCTTCGCGCTTTACGGTGTGGCCGGATTAACTAAAGATGAATTTGTATCGATGTACAAAGGCACTCCCCAGCTTACTGATGGCTTAGATAAGATATGGGCTACGTTAAAAGCAGAGTGTAAAGCAAAAGGTATAACGTGGACAGAAGACGCGTTAAAAGAAGCACCAGCAAACACAGACCTACAAATCAAGCCTAAGAAGAAAAAGAAAAGCGATAAGTAAACAATGAAGGCTTTAGCTGATTTGTTGAGAAAGATAATCGGCTTAGAAAGCAAGGCGGACAGATTGTTTATTGAAATATTGAAAGATAGCAACGTACAAGCGCAAATAATTGATTTCAATGTAGAGCAAATGTACGAGGGCGGTGTAGATAGTGAAGGTCGTTCTTTGGGTGAATATGCCACGATAACGGTGCAATACTACAAGCCTTTAGCGCGAAGTTTGGGTAATGACGGGAGAACAGACCACATCACGTTAAAAGATACGGGAGAGTTTTATAAATCATTTAGGATAAAAGTAGAAAATGACGGGTTCAAAATCACAGCGGACACAATCAAAGAAGATACGGATTTGGCGCAAATTTACCCCGATGTTCTTGGGCTTACTAAAGAGAGCAAGCAAATGGTTAGTGAACTTATTACACCGTACTTTATTGAAGCTATACGCAAAGAACTATTGGTGTAGTATTGAGGAGATGCCTATTTATAACTGGTTAAAATGGCACGAGGATAAGGACGATAAGTGGCTAAGTAAAAAAGGCAAAGCTGGGTTACTTACTTCGTACTTCGGTAACCAGGTAATGACTCAATTTATAGATCGTTTTGGCTTTAGTGAATCGTTTATAAAGGCTTTGGAGAAGGAAAAAGAATTGGTATTGTTACAGGCACGAATGGCAATAACAGAGGATAGAAGTTTGAGCGCGTTCATTAAGATTTGTCAAATAGAGATTGAAGCATTGAGAGCAGAAACGCAAGACAGAAGCGACTTTTACGAGATTAAAGGAGTATTAGAGCACGAAATGGGGTTTCAAATTGATATAAAGAAAGTAAGTGTAGCAGAATATTACACATATTTCAAAGCATTAAAAAAAATAAGACCTAAGCAAAATGGCTGAAAGCGGTAAAATAACGAGAGAAGATATAATCGCCAAAGACGCGTTTACGTCTGCCGTAGAGGAAGCGAAAGAATTATTAAAGGTTGTTACCGATATTCAAAACGCGTTAAAGACAAAAGCTAAACAATCAACAGACGGCTTCGCTATTGCATCACCTCAAACACTTGATGATGTTGCTAAACTAACCAAGCAAATTGAAGACTTAAAGAAGCAGATTGCAGCATTGGAAGCTGTAACAGAAAAACAAAAGAAAGCAACAAAGGACTTAACATCGGCTCAGGCTCAAGAGAATTTAGCACGCCAAAAGCAACGCCAAGAGATAACCCAACAAGTTAAATTAAATAGCGACCTTACTACCACATACGAGAAGCAAGTTGTTAGATTAGCGCAAATCAAAAAAGAGTTAAAGAACATTAGTGCGGAAGGCGGCAAAGCACCTAAGGCTTTAACTGATGAGTTCAAAAAATTAGATACAAGCGTAAGGAAAGCGGAAGAAGCGGTAGGAGAGCATCAAAGAAGTGTTGGTAACTACAAGCAAGCATTAACGGGTTTGAGTGGACCACTTGGGAATGCTGCAAATGGTATTAGTGGAATGGGGCAAGCCTTAAAAGGTTTGTTATTGAATCCCGTTGCGCTGGCTATTGCTGCCGTAGCTGCTGCCGTTTATGGCTTATTTAAAGCGTTCACCTCAACAGATAGTGGTGCTACTGAGTGGGCGGTTAGATTAGAGCAAGTAAGCGCGATAATTGATGTTGTTAAAAATAGAGCACTATTGTTAATTGATGCTATTGTGGCGTTGTTTAGTGGTGATTTTACAGAGGCAGCGCAGAAGTTTGGTCAGGCGGTTAGTGCGAATGGTGATGATTTTGCAAGGGCAACAGATGGTGCAAGAAAATATATTGAGGAGTTAGATAAATTAGAAGATGCACAAAGTAACTTTTTAGTGCAAAGTGCTAAGATGAGCTTGCAAATTTCAAAGCTGGAGTTCGATGCGGCTGATAGGAAATTTAGCACTGAGCAACGAAGAAAGGCTTTAACTGATGCCTTAGAATTAAGCAAACAACAAGTAGAGCAAGAAAAGGCATTTGCAGAACAACTTTTTATAATAGAAGCAGAAAAATTAGAGTCATTAACTGGTGTAGACGCTGTTCGTTTAGCGCAGTATGTTGATATGAGCGAAGCAGAAAAGGAGAACGCGAGCGATGAATTGAAGATAGCAAGAAATAATTATGAAGATAAATTCAAACTATTGAATGAGTTGGGTGCTAAAGTGTACGAAATAGAACAAAGATTCTATGATGAAAATAAAAAGAAGAATGCCAAGATAGCAGCATTTGATGAACAAATAGAAAAGGAAAAACAAGAGAAACAAGCGGCTATTGATGCGGCACGTCAAAAGGATGCCGAAAGAAGGGCGGAACTAAATGAAAACCAACGAAAAAAAGAATTAGAAGCCGAAAGAGTTAAGTATGAAAAAGAACTAAAAGAGGCAAAAAAGAATGGCGAAGATATTGAATTAGTTAAGCAAGTTCACACTAAAAATAAATTAGACATTAATACTAAGTTTAATGCAAAAGAAGCAGCTGAATTTGACAAAAGAGAAGCGGAAAGAAAAGCAAAAGAAAGAAAAGCACAGCAAGAGGAATTGGATTTAGAGCAAGAGAAGTTAGGTGGCAAAATAGCCATTAAAGACGAGGAGGAAGCAATACTATTAGAGGCGACGGAAAAAAATTATACAGCTATTAAAACGGCAATAGAGGAGGAATATAATTTGAAAGCCGAAAAATTAGAAAAGCAAAAAGTTTTTGAATTAAGCAACAAAGATTTGACGGAGAATGAAAAGTTATTAATCGAAGAAAAATATAAAAATGATAGCCTTGCTTTAGCGCGTGAAAAAGCAGCGGAGTTGAAAGGTATTAACGAAAAAGAAAAAGAAGATAAGAAGAAGTTAAAAGCCGATGAATTAGCAGAGGAAAGAAAAGTACAGCAACAAGTTTTACAAGGCATTGAACAAGGGACTAAAAGAAGAAGCGAGATAATTCAAAACGGCTTGAATGCTGAGATTAAAAAGCAAGATGAAGCGGTGCAAAGACAGCAAGAGTTAGCTGCGAAAGGTTTAGATAATACTTTAGCGTACCAAGAGAAAAAACGTGAGGAGTTGCAAGCGAAATTAGAGCGTGAGAAAGAAGCGGAGAGAAGACGCGAGGAAGCGTTACAATTAGCTGGTGCTTTCTTAGGTTCGTATCAAAGTAGGTTAGATAATAAACAAAACACTACTCAGGCCTTAGCTGGTGCGCTTGCTGATACATTAATTGCAAAGGCGATTAGTTCAACAATAGCGGGTGCATTTGCTGGCGGTGTTGAGGACTTTCAAGGTAAAGGAACGGGAACAAGTGATAGTAATTTAATCGCGTTTTCTCATGGTGAATCTGTTGTAACGGCAAAGGCAACACAACAATACAGCGGACTCGTTACAGCAATGAATAAAGGCTTGGTAGATGATTACGTTAAGCAAATGATTTTGCCTGACATGGACGCGCCAATGAAGTCAAACGGCAATAGTTTTCAAAGTGCTGCGATTATTTACACGCTTAACACTAAGCTGGAAAGCCTCGAAAAAGCAATTAAAAACAAACAAGAAATAAAAGTTAATTGGAACGCGCAAGGTGAACGAGTGGAGGAGATTGTTAAAGACGGAATGAAGACGGTTATTAAGCACGTAACAACTGGAAAGCGTAGATTATGAAGACTATATTCTATTTAAACGGCGCAGCTATTGAACCGCCAGCGAATCAAAAGGAGTTATCTATTCAACTTAACTTTGACAAAGACGCACCGACGGCTCAGGTATCAATCAACAAGTGGCGATTCGTGCGCGATAACGCTGGCACTATTCAAGATTACATTGATGGCGGTCTATTGGGCGCTGATACTATTTACGGCAATTACACAACATCGACGGGTATCTTTGAAGGTTTGCCCTTTAAAATTGAATTAGAGCACTTAGGGACAACGGATGTTATATTTGACGGCTATTTAGATTTGAGCGATAATGTGGAGGTTAGCGATAACGATATAACAGCAAGTGCAAAAGAAACACACAAAATAGATTGGCTAAATGAAAGTGCGGATAGCGTAGATTTTCAATTCTTATACGATACACAGCCATCATTATTCAATAACAAGTTTATTGATATACCTTATGTAATAAACACGATTCCAAAAGCTGGAGAAGCATTCTTAGCCATCATTTCCGCTTTCGTTATTACTAATTCTTTGATTGTTACGGGCAAAGATATATCGAAAGCAATAAGCAAGATAGGTACTGGTTGGGAAGCGGTGGGTGGTATCATTGAGTTGATAGCTGAAATCATTTACTTCATTACGCTTTTGGCGACTTTGATTAAATTAATTTATGATGCTTTTAATTACATCATTCAGCCCGTTAAGTATCATCAAGCAATGAGGATAAAAGACCTTTTGGAAATTGGTTGCGCTCACTTTGGTTACACTTTTCAATCTTCAATATTTAGCGGTGAATTAGCGGACGCGGTGATATTACCTGAGAAGTATCAAAACCCTGACACAGATGGTATTTTAGGCTTTCTTAATCCTAACCAACCTGATATGCGAGGTTTTTATAAAGGCACGTTTGGGCAGTTATTACGCGATATTAAATTGATGTTTAATGCAAAGATTATAATTAACAACGGCACTTTAATAATCGAGCGTCGCGATTACGATTTATTCCCAGCTACAACATACCAACTGCCTGACCTTCGCAACGATTGGAACGGCTTTAATGCGGATGAATTTAAGAGCGGTTACTACTTAAAGTTTCAAACAGATTTAAACGATAAGAACACGATTGATAAATATGAGGGCACAGCGTACCAAATTACCTTGCAGCCTAACATCGTTAACAATCAATTCAATCTATTGTACAAAGGCTATGAGCGCGTAGATTTTCCTTTTGCACTTGCTAAAAAGAAAACATCATTAACTTTTCCTGAGCAAGTATTTAGAATAATCTTAGATACATTCAGCGCGGTTGCGAATGTGTTTGTATTGATTATTAATGGCGCCATTGATGCCTTGCAAGCGGTCATAGGTTTGATAAATGATTTAATTGATGCACTTGCTTTTGTTGGTATAGACATTAATTTTAATTTACAAGCACCTGAGAATATCCCTCCAGTTGTTTTAGGTAATTTAATTACCGATAGACTTGGAATGTTGCTTTTAGAAAACGACTTTGTGAACGTACCGAAAGTTTTTATCATTCAAGAAGGTAGCACACCAAGAAAAACAGATGTAGATGAAACACTTAACGCGAAATATCTTTGGGATAATTATCATTTCATTAATTCCTTTTATCCAATACAAGGAAAGCATAATCAGTATATTAAGCGCACTTTTGATAACGTGCCTTTTTGTTTCGAGGATTATCAAAAAGTAAAATTAGATAATCGAATATTGACTAATTTTGGAGAGAGCGCGCTTGTTGATTCTTTAGAGTGGAACGTGTATAGACAGAGCGCGAATATCAAGTACAGAGTAAACAAGCTATATTACAACAACTTCAAAACACCGACAACAAATGAAGCAACAGGAAATTAACCCGAAAGATTTACAGAAGGCAATGAAGGTTCTAAGTGATTTATCATCGAACGCTTCTTTGTTTCAAAACCTTGCAGAAAACATGATAAACACTTTATCTCCTGAGGACAAAGAAAAAGTAAATAAGGCGGTGAATACAAAGGACATGAAAAAGGCAATGGATAAATTAAACGGTGCGCTAAATAAAATGCAAACATATGGCAGTAAGAGTAGATAGCATTTCGTTTAATAGCGAATTGACAAGCGGTTCAACTGATTACCTATTAGGCAATGTGCTTAACAGCGTAACGGCAACGGTGAATATATCGGTGGGGTGGTTTGCTTTTGCTTCGGCTTCAACTAAGATTCTATTCGCACCTACTACGGGCTATCCTAACCCTGATGAAGTAATTAGATGCAATAGTCCTTTATTTGCAGAGTTCAATTTAGGTGATACAATCGATGTTAATGGCACTACTTCCAACGATGGCAGCTATACGATTGCAGCTATTATAAGCGCAAATGAAATAAGACTAACAACATCGCTTGTTAATGAGTTAAGCAGCACAGCAGAGATTATAGGTACAACACCTATTACAGCATTGAACTATTTTTATAACTTAATCGAAAACGCAAACGCGCCTTCTTACATTTCACAAATAGATGGCAGCGTGCAAAAGTATTTAGCCTTTGATTTAGATGCAACAGATACAAGTACGGTCGTGCCATTCGTTGGTGTTGGTGCTAAGTCTTGGCAATGTGGAGGCGCAACAATCAAAGGCGATGGTGTAGATGCTTACTTTCAATACTTCGAGATAACCCACAACTTTTTAGTTATTCCTTATTATGTAGAAGGTGAATATAATGATTTGATTGCCGGCATTAAGCCGTATAATTTTGACAACACAAATTCTTTAAAATACATTTCAAACTTTGAAGCCTTATATTTTAGGACTGACCCGAATAAAAAGCAAATAGGTTCATTCGTAAGTAATAAAGGGAACGTAGGGTGGTTTGATGAGAACTTCAATACTGACCTTACAAACTATTCGCATACGGCAATAGTTCACAAAACACCAACGAATATTACTTTGCCAAGTGTTGAGATTTCTCAGAATTTAAACACGTTTACCTTCGATGTAGTTAATACAACAGATGCACCATTCGTATTGAATACAACGGCTTGCATTTTAGGTTTCTCTTTACTTAGTGATGAGATAGATTATACCAATGCAGCTAAGACCGTAGAGCAAAACTTTTTTATTGATAGGATTGTAACAACGGTTACAGACGATGTGCCATTGGCTAACGGTAATTATATAGAAAACGTGAATGTTGAGTTCATCAGTTCAAGTGTAGTAAGGGTAACGGGTAACTTTAAATTTGATGCTGGTGATGTTACTTATTTAAGTGCTTTGAGTGGTAAGCGTTATTGTATGACCTTCGATGTAGTTGATGATTCTTTAACCATTGATAATGCAGATAGGGTAACACTTTTAGTTGATGCAAACGAACTTTATATCGACACTTCAAACGATGGCTTAATTGTATTCGATACCACGATTGTAACAATGGCAGACCAGGCACAAACGGGTGTACTAACTACGGAGGCTTTCCCGACCGATGCTATTGTGATTCGTTCAATCATTGCTTTTGATTATGAAGTAGATACTGATTTCACAAACATAACAGCGAAGATTATAGCGGAGAATGCAACGGGCGATTCATTCGATTTAGATTCGTTTAGTTTCAATCTTACAACACAGCCGAAGGTTAGCGATATAATGCAAATTAACATTAACCAGCCGAGACCTTTTATACCAAGTGGCGAGGACTTTTTTCAAAACATAATCGTTAAGCGTAGAAGTGATTTAGATGCTGGCAATCTTTATTATTATGAGATTGATTTTCCTATCTTATTCCGTTGGGAATATTGGAGGTCTTTGCTGGGTGTTAATGCTGCTTTCTTTAATACTTCACTACCGAATAACGGGTATAATAATTTATGGTACAGATACGATGCAGCGCCATTCAATATCAAGGGTGTGATTCAATTAGACTTAATTAACGATGGCAATGCTTTAAGTTTTGAGGATAAAATAACCTTAGACGCTTACAACTATTCAACTGGTGCAGATTGGACGGTAAAGACTTTAAAAGCGTACGACCTTGACGATAACGAATTGACAGACGGCACGAATACATTTGTGCAAGGCTTTGCGAAAACAAAAATAGTTGCGGTGTTTGAAAACACTAACCCGATAGATTTACCAAGCGTATTCGTTCGCTTTGGTGCTGAGGTGTACGAGAGTGGTGGAATTAGTGGTTTGCATACTATTGACTCCCTTTATCCAGTTGCTGCGAGCGAATGGTTTGAGAATGATGGCAATGGTGGATTGATTGAATTAGTATTGAGCGGAAATGAGATAACGGCAACGGCTTACTTAGACAATACTAAAATACCAACGGGCGGAACTTTAACGCTTTATGCGAGAATATACAACGGCACTCCAGCCGATGGTAAATTAACAGAAGCTGGATTGTTTAAGGCGACCGAAGATGGTATTCTTAAAGAACTTGAATAAATAAATTTGCGAGTATAAAAATAATTTAATTTTGACTTTATGAGCGAGAAGATTAGCGAATATACAACAAGCGTTACAGCCTTAGCGAGTGGCGACCTTATGGATGTGAGTAAGTTAATTTCGACTTCTCCCGATGTTTATCAATCGCAAAAATTAAACTACTCGGTTTTAATATCAGAGCTAAACAATGACCTAACTATTAATAATTTAGGTAACTCAGATTTGACTTCAACGGCAAATTCGCGATACTTTTATTTAAACGGGAGCACTTCTTCAAACTTTTTGAAGTTTAGGAACTCTGACAGTATTTCAATTCTTTCGTTATTAGGCGACAAGTCTGTTATATTTGGTAATGTTGCCAATCCAGTAACGATGCAGTTCAATATAGATGCTGCCGATGCAACGGGAGATTTATGGTATAGAAATGTAAGCGGAAACTTACAGAGATTAGCGATAGGAAGTAGCAGCCAAGTTCTTACTGTTGCTGGTGGTTTGCCTTCGTGGGCAACTGTATCAGCACCAAACTTAGGCTCTGCAAACTTAACCTCAGCTGACGATGCAAGAACATTCACTTTAAAAAGTGGCGGAACGGCATCACAAAATTTGCAATTTTTAAATAGTGGAGGGGGTAATTTATTGAAATTAAGTGGGAACAAAGCTATTGATTTTGGTAGCCCCACACACCCTATCAATCCTAAATTTTATTTGAATGAAGATGTCTACGATAAATTTAGTTTGTTCAATAAAACCAATGCAAATAGTTTTTGTGAAATTTATTCAGCAGGTAACGGCTTTTTTAATTTAAAAAA